TCGGTTATGATGTTATCGCTCGCACTCACTGCCTGCTCCGTGCCATTGATGTAAAGGCGGAGCCCCGACTTCCAAGTCCACTTGTTAGTGGTCTCGTCATAAGTGAACGGCGCATCTTCGGCCTCCTCTCCGAAAAAGCTCGAGAGATCGGCCAAATACACCTCGTCTTCTACCAGCGCCCTTGAGCTGCCGGCTGTGAGGGTGGCGTCGATGCTGCCGTCGCCATTGATGGTCTGTTTGCTGATAGTTCCGAAAGGGAACACCGCACCAGGGAACGAACAGCTGCCGTGTGCGAATTTCACCTTTGTGGCCGTCGCCTCAGCGTCTGCCGCTATCTTTACGCAGGGCAATACACGGAAGATGTTACTCCCTTTTTGTCCTTGCGCCGTCTCGATGTCCGAAAGCTCGAACAATAATGCGCCCTCGGGCAGTGTCCATCCTCCGGACGTCGCCCCTCGCGCTATCACCAGCGCGCCGTTGCGCACATCGGCTATACGATGCTCGATGCACTTGTAACTCTTAGCGTCGCGCCTTTTTTTTACGGTCATTGCCATAGTCATTTAATCCCCTTAAAATAACTCGTTAATAAAGTTTGCTATCTTTGCCTTTCTCCTTTGAAGCGTAGCCCTCGACGGCTTTCTTCAAAGTCTCCGGCACGTCCTGCGATCCCCCAGCACCCCCGGCCGGCGGAACGAAAACGCCGCCCTGACCTTTTACGCTTTTCGCCAGCTCATCGGCGTCTTTCTTTACGCCGTCGATCCAGCCGTCGAAGTCGGCATCGTCCTTGAACTGATACCTGCCAAAATCGTCCGTTATCCTTTTAGCGAAATGGTCGGGCGCGCCTTTTATGGCCGCCCGCAGTTTTGTTAAGCGTGTCTCGGATACGCGGCCCTGCTCTATGCCGTCGAGACGCTTGTTGATGGCGTCAAGTGCCTGCAGTACCTTGTCATCCTTTTGCCCGCTTGTATCGGGTTTGTTTGGATCGGAATTGTTTTGGCCCCCCTTGTCAGGGTTGCCGTCACCGGGAGGATTAACCGCCTTGCCGTCCTTGAGATTATGTCTTTTCTCATAGTTAACCACGGCGGTCTGAGATGCCTCGGTGACGCGGCTCTCGGTGTATTGGTCGAGTACATCCTGCATGGTGAGCGCCTCGACGGCGGACTTGGCGGCGTCCTCGGTGGTTGCAGTCTTTGCGAGCTTTGCCGCTATCCTGCTTAAAATGTCGGCCCTCAACCCCTGAAATTTAGTTGTCAAAAGCTCTAAAATTGTTTTTTCCATGTTCTTGCAAAAAATGTTTGTCCAAATATACAAAAAAGTCCTTATGCTGTAAGGACTTTTATCAAGTCATTTTCAAAATGTCGTTTACTATCTTTCTGTTATCCGTTATGAAATACGGCAGCTTTTTGGCCGTGGCGATGCGCTGCTTGTTAGCCTTTGCCCACTCTCTGAACACCGGCGGCATCTCCTTTACGCTATTGACGCTGCGGCCCGATACCCTTTTGCCCGCCATGACCAGAGCCTCGTCCCGATCCATCTCCTCCTCCGTCTTCAATATCGCGGTCATCTGGCACAGGCAGTTTGGATGCCACCCGGTAAACCTGAAGTTTTTAGGATAATCGCCCTGCAGCTCGTCGCAAATGTCATAGACAGGATGCGCGGCGCTTAGCGTTATCCGCACGCCCACCACGAAATCGAACTTATCCCAGCGGAGCTGATCAGCCGTGTGGTAGGCGGCGTTAATCTCCGTGCGTGCGACGCGCATGGCGTTTTTATAGCTCGACCGGTAAACGCCCGCCCCCGGATGGTACTCCTCCGCGGCCTTAGATAGTTTGAGTCGTCCCTCGGAGTCTCGAACCCGACGAAAAAGTTTAAAAGGCTCTTTCAAGTATTGCCGGAGGTCTCGGCTCATTTGTGCCGCGCTTTTACCCTCCGATAATCCCAGTCCTATCGCGCTCTCGACCTGTTTCAGCACTTCACCCTGACGCCAAACCCCTGCGGATAACATCTCTATTTTACCCGTACGCGTCTGTAAGAACGCCGTCAGGGCTTTGTCGTTATTGCTCAAGTAGGATAGCTGCTTAGATTTTGGCAGCTTTTTGAACCTCGATCCGAAAACCTTATAAACCAATGCGTCGTTTATCCCGTTGGCCACGGCCCATGACGACTCGACGCCGTCCAGCACTGTGGTACGAATTTGCGCCCCCGTCTCGTCTATAAGCTCCTCGATCTGTCGTTTTGCCGTAGGGTATTTGTTCAGACTGAACTCCGCGCCGTCCGGCACGTCAAGCCGGATGCCGATCTTTGCCGCCTCGGTAGCTGCAGTTTTATAAATCTCCTCGATCCGTCGTTGAACACGCGCCACCAGCGCCCTGTTAGTCTGAAACTTTTTGGCCATTATTCATAGCCTCCGAAGACGTCATGCGCCTCATCCGCTCTGATCTCCTCGAGCGTTTGCGTCGGATTTCGCGACAATCCTGACCTCTCGATCGCCTCTCGCTGGCTCATTATCGCCTTGCCGCCTGTTGCACTCGTATATCGGTCGATGCGATCTTTTTCATCATCGATGGTGTACGGATGGATGGTATTCTCGATCGTCAGCTCATTGAATGCCTGCTCCAGCTCCGGGAACATCAACGGCGCAAACGCCTTGATCACGTTAGCCTCGCGGTCGAGAAACTCATGCAGCACCCCGCTCTCCTGCTTAACTCGCAGTTGCGCGTCGATAAATACGCGTTTCATCGCCTCCCCGCTTATAGGCAGGCTTTTCATATTCTCGAAGCTGATATCCGGTATCTGAAGGGATGTATAGAACTCGCGCCGCAAACCCTCGAGCTGCATCTTGACCGCCTCCGGCGATTGTTGCCAAGTGACGTACTCCATTCGGCCGTTCGCCGGATACTTTACTATCTTCCTAAATCTCCGATTATCCTCATCTCCAAAACTTATTTTGCCGTCGGCAAAAATGGCAAGTACCGGCGTGGAGTTGTCCCGGATATAATTGCCGTTATCGCTGTAGGTGCGTTCCTGCTCAGCCCTCAACCGGCTGCTCTCTCTCCAGCACGGCTCTTTTGCCCATGCATAGACTCCCGGTATCTTACCTACTTCATGCTTTTTCTCAAACAGCCTCACCCACCTTTTGTCCGCTGTATCGCCTTTGAACTCCCAGCGTATATGCACGCTGTCGGTGAAGGTGTCAAAAAAACGGCGAGCCTCATTCCCATTAAAGTAGTTATACTCGAAGGACAATGCTATCAAGTCTTGTTCCTCGTCGAACAGCGGATAAATGCTGTCACCCTCCATCGGCGTATAGGTACGATGCCTCAATTTATACTCACATTTTTCGCCGTAATCATAGTGCGGCTTGGATGGTGACAGATACCACAAAGACGCCATCTCGCAAGCGGCAAAATAAAATTTACCCCTTTTTAGGTTCAAAGCGTTGATGCGGTTCTTCTTGTATATACGCTCGATAATCGCCTGCGCCTTTTGCTGCGTTTCATTTTGGGCGTCATAGGATCGCGTGACGGCCAGTCCGAACGTCAGTCCGGTAAGCCTGTTAGTCGCTTCCTGCTCGAGCATCAGCGGCACTCTTACCACCTTGCCGTCGGCCGTGACGCTCACGTCCTGATAGAGGGCCTCATTCATTATGTCGTGGTTTTTTGCATAATATTGCAATTCCAACGTACTCCATTTAGGCGGAGTGGGGATTTTTCGTTTGAACGACTGGATGATGTCGTCTTCTTTCTTCAGGGCTAAAATGCTTTGAATTTCGTTAGTGGGCATTGTCGTTATCTCCTTAATCTCATTATTTCCTCGAGCTCGTCCAGCTCCGAGGTGTCATATGTTTTTATCCTTTCGTTATAATCCGTCACGGCGTAGCCGGTGAGGTCTACGTATTCGTCATGCGCCATTGCCGGAAAGCCCGCCATCTCATCGAGATAGTCGCTATTCCACGCCCCCGCCAGCAGCTTGACGCGCTTACCCTCGATCGTCGGCGATGCGGCGTTGGCCCTCTCGATCTTGGACGTGGTCGGCGCCTTGATCGCCACGATGTTCAATTGCGTGGAGCGTTGCAGCTGTTGGACGAGTGACAGGCCATTGGCTTTCGGCTCAATCCTGACTGTACTGCGATCGCTATAACCCATTTGCCTTGCATAGCTCGGCAGCCATTTGCAAAGCTCGGGGAACTCGAGATAAACCTTTGTAGCGTCAATTATCAGCAGGTCATTGCCATAGTCGCAAACGGCTATCACTCCGGTCGGGTCATTTTGGGCGCTGGTAGTGTATGCCGTGTCGATGTAAAAATGAACGCCCCGATTCCTTTGCGCCTGCTCGATAGCTTTCACCACAGTGAGGTCAAGCACTATCGGGAACCAGTCCCTTTTTATTATGTTACCCTCTTTATCAAAAGGCGTCTGGTCATATTGCCCCGCATACTTGCGCGTCCCGAGAGCTATCTTCTGCTCCGCCAACGTCTCACGAGGCAGCCTCACCGGGTCAAGCAGCCCTTCCACGTAGTACTGCTTCAGCTCCTCCGGCCTGACCTCATCTGAAATCTCCGCAGGGAGGCAGATGCGCTTTATGTTATTTCCCTTTTGACTCAGCAGGTAGCCCGTCACGTCCTCCTCATGCAGTCGCTGCATGATGGTAACTGTCGGCGTGTTAGCTTTGTCCACCTTTCGCGTGGCCAGCGTGGCAGTATGGTTGTTAGCACTTTTGCGCATGGCCTCGGAGTCCGCTTGGCCAGGGTTCAAAGGGTCGTCGTTGATTATCACGTGTGCATGCTTTCCCGTGACCGTGCCTCCTGTTGAGGTGGTGTATCTGGCCCCTTTGCTCCGCGTCTCATAATTCGAGAGGGCAGCCCTGTCAGAACGCAGCCGCACCTCCGGGAATAGCCTCCGGTACTTCGGGGATAAAATAATATCGCGTGATTTGCTGGAGTGGTCGTCGGCCAGATCGGCCGAATAGGAGTTGGCGATGATGCGCAATGACGCATCTTGCGCCCATAGCCATGCCGGCCACATAATTGTACAAATTCGGCTCTTTGTTGTTCCCGGAGGGATGTTGATGATCAGGTCGTAAGGCTTTGCCTCGCGGGCTATGATGTATCTACTCAAATCCTGCAGCTCATTGCAAAGGTATTTTATGTGCCAATTCAAAATAAGCTCCTCCGACTCGATAGTATCCCAGAACTCGCAGAAAAAATTAAAAAAACTCCTCCTGCAATATTCCGACAATGCCTGAATTGCCGCATCTATGATGACCTGCTCCGTCACAAAGCGTCACTCTCCTTTCAGCACTTTGCGCCCAATCTCCTCGAGTGCGTGTCGTTCCGAGTCGGTGATGTCCGAGAGGTCAATCCTGTTTTTATTCTCGACGTAGGCATCGATCTTCTCGATATATCCACGTTTGCGCCCTTTTGTCTTGAGGTAGAATATGATGCTGGTCGTA